AGCAAGACCGCGAAGAAGTTCTCCCCAGTCCATCTCACTCATCTGCTTTACTGCAAATGCGATGGCAATCAACCCAACTGAAGCAGCCAACAGACCAAGGCCAACTGAGAACATGTTGGTAGGCATAGCTCTAAATGCCAAAGTCATGGCACCTAAAGCTGCTCCGACACCAATCAATCCTCTGACCATCTCCTCCCAGCCAAGCTCCGACATCTTCCTTACAGCGCGACCCATGATGTTCAGGCCAATAGCCATAGCAATCATGCCAAGACCAGCAGTGATCATACCAGGAGCATTCCTAGCCAAGCCCTTAGACGCTAGAACAATCATTCCAAGCATTGCCAAGGTACCAAGAAGACCCTTAGCCATTTCTTCCCAACCAAGTCCTGACATACTTCTGACAGCAAATGACATGAACAGCAAGGCAACTGCCAAACCACCCATTGCAATAGACAAACCGACAAGTTGGAATGCGGTTGCAGGACCCATGTATCTACTGAGAACTGCCAATGTACCGACAAGTTCTCCCAATCCGACCGAAATAGCAGTCATAGCACGCGTCAGAGCAGCAGAGTCGATCATTGACAGAATGCCAACAGCAACAGCCAGAAGCAACAGTGCCTGACCGATCTTTAACAATGCTCCAGCCTTAATCTCAATCGCCATAGCTGCCAATGTCGTATTCAGACGCGCCAGGTTGGCATTGACAAGGCCGAAAGTATCAAGAGAGAAGTTAATACCGCCATCGAAGAATCGGTTAAGTCCTGCAGCCAAACCACCAAGAAGAGCAAGATTGAGGACATCAACAACTTCACTAAACTCACCTTCATCTAGTGAGTTACCGATAGCTTCTCCCAATCCACTGAATGCTTCTGAGAGATAGTCGAAGACAGCACTAACTGCTTCTTGAATAGCTTCCACACCAGTTATGATGCCTTGGCCGAAACGTTGAAATATAGATTCTGCACCAGTGAAACGGTTCTGAAGTCTAGCGAATCCACCTTCAGCTTCATCAGTACCGAAGAACAACCCTTGAAGAGCTTCTCCCAACTCAGTTAGTGCAGTGGTAAGGAAACGAACAACCGAAGAATCTCTGATCCCATCAATCAGACGATCCAAACCTCTACCTATAGCATCGAAGAAGCCACTGATACGACCACCATCAACAAGGAACTCCTTGAGCGTCGTAAGTGAATCGCCCAAGTTAGCAGTGAACTCCAGGAATCCACCAGCACTCTCACCAACAGAGCCACCCAAGTCAAAGAAGACACCAACAATACCAAGAATGACTTCTGCCAGGATCCTTGCGACTGAGAATATACCCCGGAACGTCCTCTTCAGAAGATTAGCTGTCTCATCACTGATAACCAAACTATTGGTGAATCTCTGGATAGCATGAGCTATGTTGTTGATCTCTCGAGATGATGCCGGAGGGAAAATATCCGTAAAGGCTTCCTTTATAGGAAGAATGATCTTCCTAACTGCTGTGCTAATGTTCCTAAATATATTCTGAATCTCTGGAGCAATCTTCTTGATAGTGACAGCAAGTGGAGTAAAGTCCAAGCCTTCAAGGAAGTTTCCAACTCTACGACCAGCGACATTAACCAACTTTGTCCATACGGACACCAGAGGAATCATAGCATCAGCGACTTTGTCAATCGTTGGTGCTAAGATGTTGAAGACTTTCCTCTGTGCTTCGAACTTCGGTGTCAGGAAATCCTCACCAAGCCTTGACATAGCAGCATGTACGTTAGCCAATGCACCAGTGTAGGTCTCATTAGCTTCAGTAGCATGTGCACCAAACGCATCATCTGCTGCTTTAGAGAACTCTGCGAAACTGATTTCACTGTTCGTAGCCATCTCACGAACTTCAGTTTCGGTGATTCCCCACTGCTTGGCAAGAGCAGCAGCCATGTTCAAGTTTCTAGATGAGAACGAGAACAAGTGCTGATTTGTCAGCTTACCCTGAGCAGCAACGTCAGAGAATATGAAACCCATGTCACGATAACTGGTTCCAACCTGAGCAGCTGCACCTGCAACACCCCTAAGTGCTCCAGTCATCTGATCACCAGCAGCAAGACCACCAGCACCAAACTGAGCAGCTAGACCAGCAGCCTCATCCAAACCGAATGCCGTGCCCCTGACCGCGTCAAGAGCATTGTTCATCACTTCTTCAACATCCAGCCCAAGACCTTCGAACTGGAACTTTGCCTGCTCAATGGCGTGAGCTCTCCTAGTACCACCCTCAATGATCGGATCGATGATGGATCCAGCAATACGCTTACCAGCGTCGATGGCACTGTTAGTCAAGTTCTGGAGAGCACTGAAGGCAACAGCACCCATAGCAGAGAACTTGGAGCTGATGTTATCAACAGCACCACTGATACCTTCAAGATTTACATTGTCAGCCGCGCCTTGTAGATCTCCGAAGATGCCACCAGTATTGGTGAAATTGAGAGCGCCCTTCAGTTCATTGAGCTTAGCTAGTGTCTCTTCAACACCGCGCATGAAGTCGGCATTGTCGAACGTAAGCGATACAACGGTGTTGTCAGTACCTGACATTGACACTATAGACTCACCGCCTTTCTAAAGTCGCTCATGGCATCGGCAATCACAGGATCTAGAGCGGGATTGATGTAGTCAATCGGCGGGACAAACCCACCAGTTCCAGTCCCATGACCATACTGGATCAAGACAGCAATCTCTTCACCATCATTGATGTTCGTGTTGAACCACTCAATGGTTTCATTGTTGATAACTCGGTATCCCCATGACGCGGCAGTGAGTCCAGTGCGAACTGGAGTAGCGGCACGTAAAGCATCAACACCCATCTGGCCGTACTTATCTAACTCTTGAGCGATGTCGCCCTGTTGGAGAAGGGATTCCAACCAAGCAGTAGTTTTGGAATAGTCTCCTGTCTTCTTTAGACCCATCATACCCATGACGACACCTCCTCTCGAAAAGTACTTCCATTTTGATTTGTTTATACCAACTTCTCAAGCTTTATCATAAGCAAAGTGATAATGGATGTTCATATCAATAGCTGATCCAGCAGGAGCCGCATGAGTCAAGAACAAACCACCATTAATTGCCAGCACAGCGTTGTTAGTTGATGGAGTAACACCATTGAAGTGTAAAGATCCAGCAGTATGAGTAACACCAATTCCAACAACACCGCCACCAATACAAGTGTAGTCTTGATCCTCATAATCAACACCTTGTACAGGGAGAGTGAGACGATAAGTACCACTACCCCTACCTGGAGAACCAGTACTACCAAATCGGATGGTTGCACCACCCAGTACACGGTCTAGGTTATCTATGGAGTAGTATCCTTTGCGTTGATCATTACCACCCATCGTGGGACCCGATGTGGTCGCGGTGGCTGACGGAGTGAACAGGGACCAAGGAACTGAGTAGTCGGCAAGGTTACCATGTCCGTCAAGGATCCATTCATCGGTATTGATCTTGATGAGCTCACATGAGGCCCCTCGCCCAAGAAGAGTAGCTACTTGAGTCGATGGGTATCGAAGAGTAACACCAGTATCACCAAGAATAGACACTAGACCAGTGTTAATTGCTGCAATTCGAATCCGAGTACCAAGAGGAAAGGCAGTTACTGAGTTGGGTGGAACAGTTACATTTGTAGCAGCAACATTATCGACCAAAACCATGTCTTCTGCATCGCCCAAGACAAGAACATAACTTGCTGTCTTGGTGCTAAGGGCGACTGCTCGAAGGAAGTTAGTCCAGACAAAGTCATAATCAGTTGCCGAAACCTTTTCGAGAATCTGACCTTGAGCACCACCAGTAGGAACTTCAGTCCCAGGAGGACCAGTGGGTCCAGCAGGACCAGTAACCACACCGGCATCAATTGTTGACCCATTAAATCGCTCAAGAATCAAATGGGATCCAACGATTGATCCATCGATAACAGACTGCCCTTCGATCTCTCCCATTCGAGCTGCTGTAAGACCAGTTACGGTAGCCATTAGTACTCCTTATGTCGATTCAATGTGATACTGAGTTGCACTGTCATAGCCACCAGTTACATCTGTAATCTGGAATGTAGTCGGATTTGTCATTGTAATGAACTCATCAGATCCAGTAGCAGTCCAAGATCCATCTCCATGATCTGTAATGAGAATTTGGAATGTACTCTCCAAAATCTCAAACAGCTCATCCATTGGAGGAAGATACGGATCGCTTGTGATGTCACCATACAAGATGGTTTCTAACTGAACTAAATCTACAGGAAGTAAGTCTCTACTATCAGCTATGATGTATGCTGTTGGCGAATGTCCATCAAATATAGATGGCTTACCGATAACTCCCCATTCGAATTCGACAAGTGGGTTCTTGTCATCGATGGTGTCATATGACACCGCTCCTGGCTGAGCAACCAAGTTGTACAAAATATGGATCTTGTATGCCAACTGTGTACCAACAGAAGCGTTACCGACTAGTGTCCGAAACGAAAGATTAAATGGCCTACCGTTCTGATTGTCAACGATAAGACCAGGCTCAACTTCTACCTGTCCTAAACATTGCGCGAATTCATCTGGATAGGTAAAGGCTTTGAGCTTAGCTGTAATGTCCCCAACTACAGGAATGTTGATAGCTGGTAGACCCTCAAAATATACCTGTTGTGTATCTTGTGACGACTGGTCATCAAAAGAAGTAAGCCCATTCCAAGGGTATCCAGTGTCATCTAAATATAGAACACCACGATCTAGGCCAGTTTGATAGATTCGATCTGCTTCCTGATCCCATGTGATCCTCGCCATAGATCCTCCTAGTCAAATATAGAGATTAAGTCAAGCGGATGGGGAAACTGAGGATTCTCAGTAGAAGTTCCATACAACATGTCTTCAAGAGCAGCCAACTTTATTGGAGACACTTTACTACTCTCAACAACTAAGTGAGCAGTAGGTCTAAATATAGCTGATGGAACAGGTACTGTATCGATCAGAAACTCATATAGCTCTGGATCCGCGCCCTTCCCTATGGTTGTTGCTGTGCGCTTTTTCTGAGACGCCATAGCATTGTACACGAAGTGAAGCTTATAGTCATTTGGCCCAACCATTGACCTATAGGAGAAACTAAATGGAACTCTAGGTTGTGCAGTTAATGTTAAACCAGGAAACACAGTTAGATTCCCAGTACAAATATCAACATAGTCTGGAAACGAGAACGTCTCAATCGCACATTGATACGAACCGCCAAATTTCAGATTGGCATACGTCATACCGTCAAACTGTGACCTCAATACTGTGTCACCGGTTTCTACCGAATTGATAGAAGTAACTCCGTTCCAAGGAATCACATCCATGTCTTCTACTGCAATGACTACTCTGTCAACGCCAACCTCATAATCACGCTCATCAATAGCGTCCCAAGTGATTTTATGGGTTAGAGCAGACTCAGAGATAGCCTTAGACAGGATTTGATCAGCGAAATCAGGATTCCCAACATCACCGTTCAAGTGAACTAAATCAGCATACCTACCTGAGGCATCACCTGCTGTTGTACCAGGCTTAGGCCATAGTGTGTATAGATTTAGAAACGAGCAATAACTGAAGCTTGTCGAAATGCTGGATAGCTGATTGATGTAAGCTGACCAAGGATAGGTTGTTGCCGCTCCACCAGGTTCCCAACCTCCCACCAACAATACTGGAATAGTGGACTTAGCCGCTCTTGCTGCATTAATATAGTCCTCAACATACCCACGAAACACTACTGGATCATTGTATGGAGCAGCAGCGCCTCTTTCATTGAATCCAAAGAACAGAACCAATCCAGCAGCATCCAAAATATCGACTTGTTGAGTTATCCTTGGAGCCAGACCACCACCAACAAAGTTGAAACACTGATACCCACCATGACCAGCATTGATGAAATTGACACCCACTGTTTCATCAGACAAATGAGGATCAATTCCACTGACCTGTGAAGCAGGAACAAGACCAGCACCATTGGCGTAGTATGTTGCTCTTACTTGATGGTTAGACAGATTGGGAAGTGGAATGTTTACGTAAAGGTCTGCTCCAACAAACGGGTTGATCACAGAGTCGTAACTCGTGACAAACTTTCCACATGGATCGGTTTGAACCAACTTGGTGAAATTGGGACTACTACCACCAGCTGGGCTAAACCCTATCTGTGTCGTGTTAAACCTGTTGTTAATTTCATCGGAAAAGAACCAGGCACCGTTCAACTGCTTTGTGAAATCCATGTCCCAAGCAACATTGTTGTTGATCAGGCAACAATGACGATAGATCTTTCCATTCCAAGGAGTTCCTGCAACAAGTGAATCAATGTTCCCTATGACAGCAGACTGTTGAGAAACCAATCCAGTTATAGATGTGGACAAGGCAATTGCAGAGCCGATTTGGGTCCAGGTAAGAGATGCTCTAGCAGTAGTCTTTGCCTGATTGGAGAACCAATAGGTAACAGTGTCAGTAGCTACATCCAGATGAGCTTTGAACCAACGACCAGTACCATCTGTCCAACCAGTCACAGCAACAGGCTGAGCGTTCCATGCAACACTACCCACACCAAGACCAGACATCATGAGTTTACCATTGAACCCAGATGTTGGACCACCAAGATCCAAACGCAATGCCGTTTGAAAGCCACCTAGACTAGCCCTAATGCCTGAAATGGTGTAGTCTGGAGAATCAAAATATACTATGATGTCAGCTGTTCCAGAAGACCCAATTGAGTTAGCATTGAGTGCAACGCTGGGACAGTAAACAACTTCATTGCTGGGAAGAGCAGGCAAATATCCATTAGCAGGATTGAGTGGACCATCAATTTCTACAGAAATTGCTCCTGAACCTAGAGAATCCCCATACCAGAAATCAAAGGATGTTCCAGAAACATTGTTCCATATCACTGCTTCTCCTGGAGTGGCTAATGATTTGGAGAGTCGACCCAACCCATAACCCGTTGTAGCAGGAGAACCCGAATAGGATGGACCTGGCAGCGTACCAGAATGAACCGCTGGTCTATACCCACTACCACCAACAGGAAGACCCAACATTTGCCTTGCTTTGGTGTTAGCTAATGTTGTCCATCGCTTGCTTTCAACATCTCCGAATGCAAACTCTGTTACAGAATCTCCACCACAGATGATGTTTACAACATCATCAACAGGTTCATTGATTATGGCCATTGATCCTCCTATCCACTTGACCCTAGTTCGGCTCGACGTCTGGCGTTCAAGTCACGATTCCTTTGAGCGATCTGGCCTCTGGTCATCTTCTTGGGTTTGCCCTGTTTGATATTACAGATCCTGACCAAAGCAAACAATCTATTGAGATGCCAATTCTCACAGGCAAATGGAATGTTGAATGTTACCATCCAATAGTAGATCAATTCGGACGTAATGGTTTCTCCCCGACCAGGAGTCTTTGGCATGTCGCCAAACGTTGTTGCTGACTCTGGAGACTCAATGTAATTGTTGATCTCATCAATGTTCTCTTTGGACATTCGATCAATAATGTCTGATGGATACACTGGAGTCAGAATCATTAGTAGAAGATACTCAGCGATCTCTTCTACAGATTTTTCACCAGCAGCTAAAAACGGCTTTTGAAATTTTGACTCCCATTTTGACAGTGAGATCAGAGAATGCTCAAGCTCTAAGACAAACTCTCCAACAGTACTGAACTCTTTGGTCTTTTCGTCGTAAAGCTCAGTTCCAGGAATTGTAATAGTGAGCATCCTCTGACCTCCTTCTGTCTAAATCTGAATCAGGCCTTGGTGAAGACCCAGTCGTCATCACTCGCCGCGGTGAAGGCATAAGCACCAGTAGCCGGATGAGCCCTGATCGTAAGGGACTGACCCGAAGTAGCAATGGTGACAGTACCAGTAACAATCGCATTGGTATCTGTCCTGCGATAGGTGACACCAGTAACCGAGGGAATGACGATGGCACCAGTAGCTGGCGTGAAGGTAGGAGCCACCGAGGTGACCATGGTCTGAGCACCAGCAAAGATGGTGACAACCTCGTCAGGAAGGGGAAGCCGCGCGCCAGTACCTGCGGTACCGTACAGGGCATTCTCCAGGGTGACAAGGTTAGCTGCACCAACCTTGGTCGAGTCAATGGTAATCAGAGCTGTGGGCTTCAGACCAGTGACAAGGGCCGGGGTAGTTGAGAATTCCCAACTGAACGTGATCGCTTCCGGAGTGTCATTGATCGTGGCATACGCCTTCTCTGACGGAGCAGCTGTAGCACCATAGACAAGGTGAATCTTGTATCCATAGTCATTGGCGACAAGGTCATTACCAAGCTTGGACCTGTACGAAAGACCAAACGACTTTCGTGCCTGCTGACTAACCAGAAGACCAGCACTCTGGATCACTGTACCATCGCACTGAGCAAACTGATCAGGATAGGTGTATGCCTCGATCGTTCCCTCAAACTCCTCTGCCGAGATGAGATTCAGGTACTTGATGTTGTCAGCATAAAGAGCCGTAGGCTCCGCGCCAGTCGGAGTCTCGGTCACATTGGTAAGACCATTCCAAGCGTATCCAGTGTCGTAAACACCCGCATTCGGAATGTAGAGGACGCCCTTGTCAACGCCTGTCTCATACAGACGCTGACCAGACTGGTCCCATAGAAGTACTGCCATTGTTCCTCCTTAGAAGAATAAGTTGTATACGTCGTGGTTGAGATTATCTGCTGTGAAAAACCGATCAAAAGAACACAACGGCAGATTTGCCACTTTGTCAGGAATCTCGCTGTCAGGATCTCGATCGATGATCATCACCTGATAACGCTTCTTGTGCAAATATGGCTTGTCATTCGCATGTCTGATGTTCACACGGTTTCGTTCATAGATTATGCACGGATAGGACAGCTTAACCGTCTCAGGAGGCTGAAAATATACATGCTCGCTTCCCAGAAGATCTTTAAGCAGTTCCTGTAACTCCGAACGTGGGGCCATAGCATCTACTCCTAATCCGGAACTTCGCCATTGTAAATGTCACCAAGGGTTAGAATTAGGCGAGGGCTTTTAACTTCAACAGACGTTACCGTCCATTTAGCCCCCGCCCACTTTACATACCTAATGGCAAAGAAGTGCTGATCGGCATACTGATCGGCTACAATACTGATTGAGTTAGCCACGGAAATATCGCTGTTCAAACCTTCGCCTGGCGAAAGCCTACGAGTATTACGAACAACATCTCCGTAGTAAGGGAATTCGACGATGTCGTCGACCCATTTACCAGATCCAGCCGGCTTTTCTACAGATTCACCGTACCCGACATCTCCATAGAACTTGGCCATGAGATCTGACTCCCTCTCAGTTATTACGCCCGATTGTAGAAGGTCCAGTCAGTATCCGAACCCGGCTGGATGTACTTACCAGAAGCAGGCTCAGCGTGAACCGTGTAAGACTCACCCTCAGCAACAGCGTAGGGCGAACCAGCAGCATTGATAACCGTACCACTCTCATCCCTGTACACGACACCAGTCGTGCTCACGATCGTGACAGCAGTACCATTGAATGTCGGAGCAGCAGGAACAACCTCAGTATCAGTGGCACCAACGGCCTTGACAACAAGAGCTGCCTTCAGCTTGACGAGGGCACCAGAGAGGCGCGTCTCAATCAGGTACTTGTACTGGTTGTAATCGATGTCGAAGTCATCGAACATCCCGATGGATCCACCCTTGTCAGCACCGACGACATAGTCGACAGGATTGACGAGAACAGCCACGATTTCGGGCTCCTCTTCCATAACCTCAACAGGGACAATCTCCGTGACGCGGAGCTCAGAAGCAACCTCTTCCAGGTTCTTGTAGATCCGACGACCAAGGCTGTCCTTGAGCAGGAGGAACTTGGAAATCTGAGTCTCACTGGTGAACATGATCGGAAGACCAGTACCCTTGTAGTACCGACGGTTTCCGACAATGGCGTCGATGACTTCCTGAATGGTTGAGCTCGCATCAGCAAGGTTGACATTGACCACTGTGGTGAAGAGCGAGTGATCTGAAGCAATCGGACGAACGTTCTGCTCGTTGATCTTGTCCTCATGAGCCACATCACGACCATCACCGATGAGAATCGCCCGAGCGATTTCCTCATCCAGCATGAGACGCATCTCCGACTTCAGCCAAGCGACAACATCAAAGTCAGTGATGTCCAGGACATCGTCCCGGTCAAGCTTCTGCTTCTTGTAGACGGTGGTCGGAGTAGTCACTCGCTTGGTGACACCGAAGAACTCTTCCTTCTTCAGCGCGCCAGTGACGTAACCCTTAGCCCGAGCATCCTCAATCGTGATGTCAGCAGAGAGGGTCTTGATCCGGGAGAACGGGCTCTTTCGAACCAGACCCAGGACCTTGTTTACCCACTCAGTCCGACGCTGCAGGAACTCCGGCGTATTGCCAACAAGCAGAGCCTCTGGGAACAGGGTGTCGATGTCGTCGATGCCATGCGAAAGAGCATAGCTGTCAACGGCCTCCCTGAGAGACCCGGTCTTGACAGCATCTGCCACGATCTCCTCAACGTCACCATGACTCAGAATGTGGAGATTGGGCTTACCCGAATCTTCCTTGGCCTCGAAGACATTACGGGACATGTCACTTCCTTTCATGTTGTCGCCATGCTCGGCGTTGTCAGTATCGTCAACGTTGTCTTGCTTCAGCTCTTCCTTCACTTCACCCTTTACCTCATCCTTAGTGGCCTGAATGGCTTCGCCGACCATGAAATGAAGGACGTCCTTCTGCTTCTGATCCATGGAGTCGTAGACATCTTGAACTGTCTCTTCTCCCTCTCCGTCAGCATGCTCCATCTCTTCTAACTCCTCATCCTTGGTCTCGTCAATCTCGTTAGATTCATCATCAACTTCTTCTTCGGAGTGAACGATGGTCTCACCAGTGTAGATGATAACCTCATCATCGAGGACATCCTCTTCACCATCGCTATGTCGAATTGTGACATTATCGATGAGAGCACCTGGGTTGGCACCGGAAAGCACCAGACTGACCTCTCGAATTGCCCCGTGAATTACACGCTTCGAGCGCTCAATCAACTGATTTGCCCAGATGGACAGAGAGTTGATGTCTTCATGCTCGACTAGTGACTTCGCATGTGCAGCCTTTTGTGTATTATTGAAGTACGCGCGGCAGTAAACACCATCATCGCGATTCTCCAAGATCACGTGACCAAGCACATTCTCCGGATCCTTATGGCCATGCTGCCACACAAGGGGAACCTGTGCCTTGTCCTGATGCTTGAAGGCATCGGGCATGATGGTACGCCCATCAGAGCACTTAAGTCCAACCTTGGTAGCGTAGCCGCTAAAATCAGCTTCCATTTTGATCGTTTCCTTTCTTAGAAGTTTGTCGGCTCTTTGCTGCCGGTTTCGATTGTTTGGCTTTCTGTCGAGCACGAGTAATA